AATCATATCAGCATATCAACACAATACTAGGCTTAATTGCTCTTGAAATGGGTTACGTCAATATATAATTTTCTAAAAGGGGAAAAAGAGGGGAATTTTTGCCCCGTAATCCGTGATAATATGGCATTAGTGAAATAGCAACTGGGACGGGCAACCGTCCCTTTTGTATTGATGTGGTTCCTTAGCTCAGATGGCTAGAGCGTCTGCCTGTTAAACAGAGTGTCGCAAGTTCAAGTCTTGCAGGAACCGCCAGCAAGGAAAACGAATTGCGCCGCCTATCGTTTGCGGAGTGGGATTTTGGCAATTGCTACGATTTCGCTCTATTTTCAGACGGCAGCTCCAAAAAACAAATTGAGGTGATTTGCCTTGTGAAACCGCAAATTGAAATACGAATAATAACGCTTTGCTCACGGTGCAAGGCTGATTATATAAGCGCAGGATTCAGGCTCGAACTCGACCGAAGCAATCCGTATAAGTCGGAATGTGAAAAGTGCAATCGCTTGGGCTTTGATTATATTCTGCGAGAGAAAGTTAAAAGGCGGTGAGCGCCATAGATTGGCAAGAAGAAGTCAAACAATTAAAAGCGGACGGCTTATCGTTTGCTAAGATAGCGGAAATCTTGCAGCCACAATTTCCTGACAAGTCGTTAACGCAGCTCCGCGATATGGCTTACGGTGCTTTACGCATGAAAAGGAAAAGTATGAGCGAGAAGCCAATCGGCGTTATTGGCGATTTACACGCTCCGTTTAATCATCCGAACTACTTACAATTCTGCATTGACACTTTTAAGCGCTATGGAGTCGGTCAAATCGTCTGCATAGGTGACTTAGTTGATAACCACGCATTGAGCAGACACCCGACTGAGCCTTGTGCTATGGGCGCATACGCAGAGCTTGACAAGGCGCTTGAACTGGTCGAGCTTGTTGTAAAGGCTTTTCCAAAAGTCAAGATGTGCAAAGGCAATCACGATACCATACCAGTTCGACAAGCAGCTACAGTTGGAATTGGCGAGCGCTTTCTCAAGTCTTTTTCTGAGGTGCTTAATCTGCCTAAGACGTGGGAGATTGACGACGAATTCATAATCGACGATGTGCTGTATAAACACGGCATAAACTGTGTCGGTGATAACGGAGCCGTAAACGCCGCTAGGCTTGAGCGCATGAGTGTTGTTATCGGTCACGCCCACTCTTACGCTGGGTGCAAGTACATAGTCAATCCGCGCGACATACGCTTTGGTTTGAGCGTCGGCTGCGGGATAGATGTTAAAGCCTACTCTTTCGCCTATGGCAGGGCAATGCCTCGTAGACCGATATTAGGCTGTGGAATTGTGTACGACAGCGGACGAGCTGATTTTATACCGATGGGCGCAGAGTATTTCAGAAACTAACACAAAGGAGGTGAGCTAATGGCAACCGGTAGACCCAAAAAGTTTAAGAGCCAGCAGGAACTTAACGACTGCATTGACAAATACAAAGCGTATCTTGAGGAAAGCGGAAAGCCTCCGACGATTGCCGGATTAGCTTACTACACCGGAATAGACCGCCAAACGCTTTATAACTACAAAAAAGATGAAGAGTTTTTCGGCACTATAAAAAGTTTTGTTGACTGGATACTTATGAACTATGAGGAACTCGCGATTGATAAGGGTAACGGCGGCATTGTGTTCCTGCTTAAAAACTACGGTTATACAGACAGGCAAGAAGTCGGAGTAACCGGCAAAGACGGCAACGAGCTATCAATCAAGATTACAAAGGCGTAACCGATGGAAATCGAAATCAAGGTCAATCCGGTTTACGTTGACTTGCTCGATGACGAAACACCAAGGCAAATTGTGTTTGGAGGTAGCTCTTCCGGCAAGTCGGTATTTCTAGCGCAAAGGGCAATACTTGATATTCTTGCCAAAAAGCGCAATTACATTGTAGTTCGTAACGTTGCAAACAGCATTAAGAAGTCAACTTTCAATGAGCTTTGCAAGGTTATCAACAGCGCGGAGCTAAACGACTACTTTACGATTAACAAGACCGATTTAGTTATAACCGCTAAGTCTGGTTATCAGATACTCACTTGCGGCCTTGATGATGTTCAAAAGATTAAGTCAATCACGCCTGCAAAAGGCGTTGTAACTGATATCTGGATAGAAGAAGCGACGGAAATTGATTACAACTCATACAAGGAGCTGACTAAGCGCCTACGCGGCGTGTCTGACTTTAACGGCACTAAGCGCATGACGCTATCTTTTAACCCGATACTGAAAACTTCTTGGATTTATGCGGAGTTTTTCGGTGGCTGGGAAGATGATAAAACCTCTTACCGCGACGATAATGTATTAATACTCAAGACCACTTACAAAGACAACAACTTTCTAACCGCCGATGATATAGCGGCAATGGAAAACGAAACAGACGAGTATTATTACAACGTCTATACGCTAGGCAACTGGGGCGTTCTCGGTTCGGTCATATTCAAGAACTGGCGCGTTGAGGACTGCTCTGAAATCAAGCAAACTGCCGACAACTACAAGAACGGCTGCGACTTTGGCTTTGCGGCAGACCCGGCGACAATCGTCAGGACGCATTACGACAAGAAGCATAAGCGCATTTATATCCTTGACGAGCTTTATCAATGCGGACTAACCAATGACCTACTCGCCAAAGAAATGCGGCGCATGATTGGTTATGAGTATATCACTTGCGACAGCGCCGAGCCAAAGAGCATACAAGAGCTGAAAAACTTAGGTATATCCGCTTTACCCGCCAAAAAAGGCAAGGACAGCGTTTTGTTTGGTATTCAATGGCTTCAACAGCAAGAGATTATCATTGATACAAGCTGCCAGAACACAAAGAACGAGTTTTCGCAGTACAAGTGGAAAGAGGACAACCAAGGAAACGCGATACCAATTCCGGTTGACAAGAATAACCATATTATAGATGCGTTACGCTACGCCTATTCTGACGAATACAAGGCGAATATTGGCGCGGTGAATGTGAGGGTGTGAATAAGTGCTAGTTTCATTAGACTTTCTAAATATCGGTCAGCAGTGGCCGCCCGCTTGCGAAGAAGAACGCTTGGAGATGTACGAGTGCAACCGTGCGCTGTTTGAGGGCAAACACGCCAAAGTATACGCCGAGGATTTGAAACGCATAGAGCGCGTTATAGGCAACTTTAACGAGGTTGTGTCTTATCCTGTTGTGTTGAACTTCCAGCGGCTTATGTCGCTCAAGGTTGCTGACTTGCTTATTGGCGAACCCCCACAAATTAACGCCGGTGACGCTGACAGCAAGGAGCAAATAGCCGTTGACACAATAGCCGAAACAAACGACTTGCACAACACGCTTTATGAGGCGGTTATCGACGTATCTCGCTACGGTGACGGGCTTTTGTGTGTACGCTCGGGCGAAGACGGCAACGGCTTAATCGAAACGATACAGCCGCGCTTGTGGTTCCCCGTCGTGTCGCCCGATAACGTCAAAGAAATAATTGCTCATGTGCTCGCATGGACTTATGAAACCGAGGAATACGACAAAAAGCACAGATACCTCAAAGCGAGAATCCACGATAAGGGCAAATACGCCGAGCGCATTTATGAGCTTAGTGGTTGCACGATTATCCGCATGGTCGCGGAAAAAGAGTTCTCCACAGGCTTGTCCGACTTTGCAATCGTCCAGATACCGAACGTAATGACCTCAGACCGCGCTACAGGCTTAGATGATTACACGGATATTGATTCGATTATTTCCGAGCTTATTGTCCGAGTCGGTCAAGTATCGCGCATATTGGATAAACACGCTTCGCCCTCTATGTCTGGCCCCGCTTCCGCGTTGGAGCGTGACCCCGTAACCGGCGAGTGGCGGCTAAAGTGCGGTAACTACTTTCCACGCGAAAGCGCAGAGGACTCACCCGTCGAATATATCACATGGGACGGTCAATTATCGGCAAACTTTGAACAGATAGAAAAGCTCGTCAACTTCCTTTACACCATTTCCGAAATGGGAAGTGCAGTCTTTGGCGATACAACACAAACCACAGGACAGGCGGCAAGCGGAACAGCGCTAAAGCGCCTAATGATATCCCCCCTCGCAAAAGTAAACCGCATACGCATGAGAATGGACAGAGCTGTTAAAAAGGCTCTTTATTTATGCTCAGAGCTAGGCGGTGAAGATGTTGTCAATCTCAAAGACGTTGATATCTCTATCACATGGCAGGACGGATTACCGAGTGACCCGACA